AAGTGCATCTGCTATGCCCACTAAATTGGCATCAGTAATCGCATCATTAAGTTCATCTAGTTCTTCGGTGATAAGATTATAACGTAAATCCACTATACTGTCGCTAGGAATACTAGCAATCGTCTGGACTTCTTGATTATACGCATTCATAAATTTGCGAACCATATCAAAGTTTGTCATATTGTTTGTCATATTGTTTGCCATATCAAGAGATGTTTTTTTATGTCCAATATTATACTTCACATTCAACTGCCATTTATCCTTTTCCTTGAAGGGAATGATCTTAATGAAGGATATCGGGCATTTATCTTCATTCGAAATGGGCTTTACTAACTTAATTAGCTTCCATTCAGAAAGTAAATCGGCAATCGTATTCCGGCGCCGTCTGTCGTCATCTGAGAAATTGGTAGGTTTCCCATCAAGACCTAATAGTTCCTTGAAGTGGACAATAAAATATCGTTTCTGCTTATGAAGAATATGACAAGATTGATATAATTCATTTTTATTTCTTGGTGCAACACCAATACGAGTTAGAGTCTCACGTATCTTTAAGAAATCATCAGGTATATTGAGTGTGACTTCAACCAAGTCATTTATTAATTGCTCGATCATGTTTAATTCCACCCTTATCAATTTTACTATATATGGTGGACATATCTTCAGCAGTTAGACACTTCAGTGCTTGTTCAGCAGTTGATCTATTATACTTAAAATATTCCATTACAGCTTCGAGATCATTATTTGACACTGGCTTAGACCATTTGGCAAATCTTTTTCTCTTACGTAAAGTATTTAGTAAAAAATCAAACTGTAATTTACTATCTAGATGCGCACATAGATTCATTTGATTAGCTTCTAAGACTGCATCGATGTGATAGGACAGAGAACGATTCACTAGGAATGGGACATAACTCTTTTCCGATAGTTCGTCATTCTCTGTTCCTCGCATCATATCCTTCTTAGAAAAAGATAGGGCATCTACATATTCGAATGGATTACTCACTTAGAAAACTCACAATCCACCATAATCTGAGTCATGCATGCTGCCAGATTAATTTCCTGGTCAACTACAAACGCGGCCTTATACTGATAGTCTGCTAGAATAAGAACCAATGGTGGTACTGACTCAGGCTTTAGATAGTCATAGCATGTATCATATAGCTTGCGGAACAGTGCGCTTGAGTCCATAGAACTGTTAAGACCAATCCACTTACGCATTGTATTGAAATCCTTACTACGAATGGCAGTAAGTAGATCCTTAATGTCAGCATCTACAACTTGAGCGAGTATTCCGGAATCAATCTTACCGTTGGAAGAATATCGCTGTAGTTCATTCAGTACTCGGCGCCAATCAGGGAAGTACTTAGTGATAATCTCAGCAATTACCTTCTTATCATATGAAATAGATTCCATTTCAAGAATATCGCAGGTTCGCGCAAGAAATTTACCCGCTAGATCAGCTTTTTGCTTGCCGCTGATCTTAAAATCTATGACTGCGCATCGCGAATGTAGCGGTGGAATGATACGATTCTTGAAATTGCAGGTTAGAATAAACCCGCAGTTATTCGAAAACTCTTCCATGAAAGTACGAAGAGCGGGTTGAACAACATTAGCGGTTAGATAATCTGCTTCGTCTAGAATAATATACTTACGACCACCCATCATAGACATTGAACTGGCATAATGAAGGATATGAGTTCGCAAATCTCCAATAGCTACATTCAATGAACCATTGAATATGATTGAGTCGCATCCAATTTGTTCCAGCATGGCACGTGCCACTGTAGTTTTACCTACACCTGGCCCACCTGTCAAAAGTAAATTTGGAACGAACTTATCATCGACGAATTTCAGAAACGTCTTTTTTAAATCATCTACAAGAACGCAGTCCTCGATCTTACGAGGACGATACTTCTCCACCCAAAGCATATCTGTCATCACATTCTCCATAACCATAATAAAATGGGAAAGCTTAAACTTCCCATCATCTCTTAGGAATTATCACGATTTCACGTAAATTATTCTTGAATACGTTGGGAGCAGTTACTTTTTCGTTCGAGAATTCTCGGTAGCCACAAAGTAACTCACATCGCCCGTCTTCGATTTAAAGTTGGCAAGACCTTGAGTCGAAATAGTTACTGTGTAATCACGAGGAAGTAGATGCAGATTTTCCATACGAAAAATAGTGCGATAATTAGTAGGAGCGGATCCGACTGGAATTTCCCAAGAATGTGCGGCATCATTTTTAGTATTGTGTGCAGCAAGATAAGTCTTACCGTTGCGACCGACGAAGCAAATTTCAGGTAGGCAAAGAATACTTGCAGCCCGAAGTGCAGATACAAGTGATTTCTCCTCAAGATTCAGAGTCACATCAATAGTTGGTAGCTCAATATTCTTATCTGGCGCAGATACGATCGATTCCTTAGCTGCATATCGATATGCGGCTACTGCACCAGTACTGTCTGAAATTTGAAGATCATTCTCATCAGTAAACCCAAGTTCTGCGTCATTGAATGAACTTAGAATTCCTAGAAATTGATTCAGATCATACAATGCGAATTCGCGTGGCATGGTTTCTTGAATGTTAGCAATAGCCATAATAGACTTCTGTGAATTTACAGTTTTAAGTACAGAACCCCGCCGAATGAGCATAGACATATTAATCGCAGCGAAGTTCTTAAGAACTTCGATAGTTTCTTTAGAAAGTTTCATTAATCATCTCCATAATCATTTCTATTATATGATATTACGCTTTTAGTTTATGGCTGTCAATACCAATTTTATCTTGTAGCTTGTCCTTCTTACCTAGCATATTAATATCGGCCGTAGCAGTTACACCGAGAACAGCCAAATCTGCTAGACTGCCCGAGAACACATACGAACCCATATGAGACAGACGCATCCACGGGCAGAACCACACTTTAATGCCAGCATCACGAGCATACTGGCAGAACATATAATCCTCAGATAGATACCGCTTAGACTTCGGATCAATTACGCAATCGAAGTATGCCATAATCTCGCGAGAACCATCAAAGTGTTCTGTACGAACATGATCTGGCTTATATGACAGATGAGGATATGCCTTAGCATACTTCTCAAATGCCTTACGCTGAATAATCATAAATCCAGTGCCACCCTCAAGCACTTCAACTGGTTCATTGATTGGAATTTCAGTCACACCTTCGGCAGGATTGAAGACGTAATCACCGATATAGTTTTCTAGGTTGTTTGGATCTTTATCACCGAAGCCCTTATCTACCGCACGTTTTACTTTTTCCCAAGAAATACACTTCTTAGGATATGGACCACATACGATATCCTTATCCGAATTTGGATCGGCAAGTGCAGCAAGAGCAATTACGTCGGCTGGATCGAATCCAATATCGGCATCAATAAACATAAGATGCGTACAATCTGATCGAAGAAATTCGTCTGTCAGATAATTTCGCGCACGAGTGATTAGTGATTCATTGAAAAGATAATAAAACTGCACATCCATACCATAATGTGCGGCTAACTTAGCTAAATCGGCTGTGGACTTAGTATACATTCCTGCACACATACCACCATACATTGGCGTAGCAACGAAAATCTTGCGGGTACGTAATTCTTCAGTTGTGATTGATACTTCCATAATTTATCTCACTCATTATAATGTTTCAGATAACAATATTCTATATAGTTATCAACCACAGCGAACTTAGTGAAATGGGGAGGGAAACTGATGTAACCCTCCCCAATCTCATTATGCTTACGCTACTTACGCTACAATCATACCATCAGCAAGTGCGCGGTAGCCAGCCGCAACAACTTCACGGCTCGGAGTGCCTAGACGATAGACCGTCATGGCGTCACCGTCCGAATTCGTCTTCTGATTGCCGTACACGGCATAACCCTGGAAGCGAAGGTTGGAAACCATCGAAGAAATGTTAAGAATACCAAAGCGGGCAGTAGCCTGACGCGCAGTAATTTCCTTACCACTCTTAAGAAAGTTCACGAGGCGTTCAGTCTTAGTAGTAGTAGCAGTATTACGAATAGTCATAGTATAGTTCTCCATTTATATTATAATTTGCCGTCTATCACAATTGAATCAATCGGCATACAGTTTACCAATCAGACTTGATCGGTACTCGGTGCAACGCCAGTATTAACTGGCATCGCGGGAGTTTCGGGCACCACGGTAGGATCTACCTTGGTGTAAAGGTCAATAAACGAGGCTTTAGTATCATCATCAAATCGATTGATGCAGAGATTGATAGCGCGCAGGCGATCATTGAACATACGGTACGTGCGGATGATATGCACCAATCGCCGTGTAGAGATCACTTCATCAATCGCACCTTCTTCGAAGGTCTTGCGGATGATGCTAGCCCATGTCACTAGATGGTCAACGAACTTAGTATCTTCGGATGAACAATCGCGTTCATGGCACAAATAGCTGATAAGAATTCTAGTCTCGGTCTTGGCGGTAGGATAAGTCTGTTCGATTGTAATCGGAAAACGTTCCAACCACGCATCATCAAGAACCCCTGCCGCAACATAGCGACCATCATCTGAACCCTTACCCTTGGTATTGGCAGTCACCATGACGTTAAACCCACGTGCAGCAGTAACGACCTCACCAGTCTTCTTTACATAATACGGCTTGCCTTCAAGAATACCCTGCAAGCACATTACCTTACCGGGATCGGCACGATCCGCCTCATCAATGAGTAACAAAGCCCCAAGTTCCATTGCACGGAGCACTGGACCCTTCATGAACTTAGTTTCACCACAGATGAGGCGGAAACCACCGATGAGATCATCCTCGTCGGTCTCACGAGACATCTGGATACGGACCATCAGACGATTTGCACGGGAAGCAGCCTGCTCCACCATGACAGTCTTGCCGTTACCAGACATACCAGAGATAAACACGGGGAAGAAATCACCGGAGCGGATAATAGCCTCGATGTCCTTAAATTCGCCAAATGGAATATAGAACGGATCGCGAATAGGAACTACTGCATGATCATATGTCGAATTTGCATTCGGATCGAATGCAGCACCGCGGGTAATCGCGATAATCTCAGCAGTAGGAGCCATCTGAACTACTGATGCCTGGGCATTCTTGCGCTTCGTCGGCGCCGACTCTGGCTCCGTCGCCTTCTTCACCACCGGAAGTCTGTACAAAGCACGGGAAACTTTGTTTTTACTATCAAATACCCATGCCCAATCCTTGCGAGGAATATCAAGGGTATCAATAAATTCAAGCATGGCGGCATTCTTGAATGTGCCTGCCGGACCAAACTTAGCAGTAGCAACCTTCAGAAAATTCATCTTATTCTCGGTGTTTGTCACATCATCTCCATGATCAATCATATTAAGATTATAGCTTAATATGACAATATTGTCAAGCACTATTTACAGGCAGAAGTCGATTAGTTCATCGTCGGTGTACGTATGCACACCAGTTGACGTTTCACAAACTAGATAAGTATTGCCGAAAGCTTCCTTAACATTCTTAATTTTAACATATTCACCCGTTCGGATGACCTTAGCAGTACAATAAAGCTTAATCTTCGGTTCGGTCACAGTGTTATCAT